CACCTCGACCCAGCGCCGATACCAAAGCTCGGTCAGGCACAGCTGCTTGTTGGTGCGGTCGTACCAGCGCGCCTCCTCCACCGTCCAGCCGCGCGCGTCCTGGCCGGCATTGGTCAGGCCCGTGGAACTTCCGCCCTGGTTGGCCAGTCGCCCCGGGTAGCCCTGCTGCCACCAGGTGGCACCATTGCGGCCACAGGACAGGATCAGCTCGCGCGCCTGCGGAAATGCGCGCGCGATGCGCTCGGGATGCAGCCATTTGTCCCGCTTGAAATACCGCGCGTCGCTGAGGTCCCACTCTTCCGCCGTCCAGTCCCAACGCACCTCGCTACGGCGCACGACCGCGCATTTGTAGCGGTACTGTGTCGGATCGCTCACGCGCTGCACGCCCACGCAGCCAAAGCCCACGGCAGCCTGGGGCCGGAAGGCATCGCTGCAGGCATCGTCGGCATGGGACTCGCGCTCGGCCTCGTTCAGCTCGACGTTGAGCGCGTCGGCCACATCCTTGCTTCCCGTCTGGCCATTGGCCGTGACACGCCAGTCCGTGCGCGTGGTCTGCTCGTAGCCCGTGAGCGCGCGCAGTGTGGGCCCGATGCGATCCTCAATGGCCGGCGGAATGCCCTGCTCCTTCATGGCGTTCAGCAGCTCGGTGTCCAGCTGCTTGCCGTCCGCATAGTCCATCTCCTTGTCCGCCGCGATGCGCCAGGGCGGTTCCTCGTCCATCTCGCGCAGCCATTCCGTGTATTCGTGGAGCGACACTTCGCCCTCACCCATGCGCAGATCGTCATCCCCGGCATCCAGAGAGCCCTCGGATTCGGGCGAGTCCACGTCCATCGTGCTGGTGTTGATCAATTGAGCCTCCAATCGGTCTCTTCGGGTTCTTCGTATTCGTGGCGCTTGCTGCCGGGCTCAGGGATGCCCTCGACAAAGGTCATTGCCACCGCGTCACCCTTGTCAGGGGAGCGGCCCAGCGCCTTGCGGATTTCGTCCTTGGACAGCATCTGGATCGCCGCGACCCGGCCCAGGGTCACCACCTTGTAGCGAACGGCTGTCAGGTCGGCCAGCAACTCAGGATCTGGCGGCAGCGCAATGGGGTTGGGGTTCGTCGGGTCCAGGGCCTCGCGCAGCAGCCAGTACATCTCCGCGCGCCGGTTCCGGAAGCGCAGATTGCCCGCCTTGGTCATGGCGTTGGACGTTTCCGAGCCGTTGACCGCAAGCACCAGCAGGTTCAGGCCCACGATGAAATCCAGCGCGCTGGAACCGATGCCGATGCTGTCCACGCAGATGCACGCGCCGTCGCGCACCAGCGGCACCACAAAGCCCGCAGCCGTCGGCCCGTCCTTGGTCACCGCGCCAGGAGCGCTGACCAGTTCATCGAACCAACTGCCATGGCGCCGCGCCGCCGAAGTCTTGTCGATGCCGCCGCGCGCCGGGTCCAGGCCCAGGGCCGTCATGCCGCCCTTGGCCTCGCGCGGCTTCCACCGAGCCTGCGCCGCCTTCACCCATTCGGTGGGGATAACCTGCCAGGCCGGGTCTGCGCTGCCCGCGTTGAAGTCGCCGTTCAGCATCTTGCTGCGCAGCGGCTCGGGCAGGGACTGCAGAGTGGCCTTGTAGCCCGTGGACAGGAGGAACAGGTTGTCGTTGACGCTGGAGGGGATGAAGGTACGGCTCTTGGGCGTCATCAGGTCCGGGCCGACCATCACGGGCTCAGGGCCAGGCACCTCCTGGTCCTCGCCTTTCTCGTTGGTCACGAACCAGCGCAGCTCGCCCGGCTTGGCCGGGTTCGGGTGGGACGGCTCAAGCCACGGCGCCCAGAAGCGCTTCACCCACTCGCCCTCAGGCTCAGTCGGCGGATTGCCCGCGCACACCACGCGCTGCCGGATGGTCGGGTCATCGGTGCGAAGCCAGCCGATCAGGGAGCGGAACTGCAGCTCGGTGAAGTGGGTGATCTCATCGAAGCCCTTGAAGTCGTGCGCGCGGCCCTGGTACTTGATCCAGTCGCCCGGCTCCTTCACGCTGCCCAGCTCCAGGACCTTGCCCTGTGGCAGCCGCCAAATGCCGTCTTGGCTGTTGTAGCCATCGCGCGTGCCCAGGATCGAGGTCATGCGCTCTTCAATGCCGGTCAGCTGCACGGACTGGCGCCGGAAGATGATGCTGTGCTTTTGCTTGGTAAGCGGCAGGCCAAGCAGCAGATCGGTCTTGCCGCCGCCGGCCGCGCCGCCGTAGAAGACGATATCGGCGTCGGATTCGAAGGCCACGGTCTGGGGCCCGGGCTGCGGCACCCAGATGGGCGCATCGCCAGACAGCAGCAGGGAGTCCAGTTCCGCGCGCGTGTCCGCGTCCAGCCCCTTGAGCAGATCCAGGATGTCGGCCGTGGTCAGCGCAGGCGTGGTCATTTCTCACCCCGCTTCGCCGCGAGCGTGGCCGCGCCGGGGCCGCCATTGAGCAGAGCCGCGAGCCGCACCGCCCGCTCAGCATCGGTCATCTGCTTGAGCATGAAGGGGTCGCTCTTCTGCTCGTTGTCCTTCTCGTAGAGGCCGGTGTGTTTGAACAGCTTCTCCAGGATGGCCACCTTGTCGTGGAACATGACCTCGATGCCGTACTTTCCTTCCTTAGCTCCCGCATACAGCGCACGCGCCGGGGTGCTGAGCCTGCGCGTGTCCTTCGTCACCACGCGCGAATGACCATCGCCACCGCACTGCGGGCAGTCTGGGCTGGGCTCCAGCAGAGGGTTGAAGCCAATGCCGCCCTGCTCATCGAACTCATCGGGCGCGTTGCCCTTCACGGCCCACAGCTCACGGTCGGCGTTCATCTCGCCCACGGTGCGCTGGTATCGGTTGCCCTCGCCGAAGCAATGGCGGCAGCAGCCGGTCTTGACCTCGACCAGCTCACGGGGATCGGCGACCAGGATGTTCAGTGCCTCGGTGAGCACGCGGTCAGCACTCACCTGGGTGCGCTCCTGCTGCTGCTTCCGTGCCTCTGCGATTGCCGCTTGCAGGTAAGGTTTTGCTAGGTTTTCCGTAGCAATCTGTTTGGCCGTATGCACGCTGTAGCCGGCGCGGACGGCGGCCTGGGCACCGTTGAGGTCCACCAGGTACTCCTCCACGAAACGCTGCTGCTTCGGAGTCAGGGCTTGGCCATCGTGCGTCTTGGCCGGTGGCGCCCTGCGAGTGGGCTTCTTGACCGCTGGGCGCTTCGCAGGAACGGCAGAGCCTGCGGCCTTCTTCGCGGCAGCAGGCTTCTTGGGTGCAGGTTTCTTTTGAGGCTCGGACTTGCCGGCAGGACTTTGGGCCATAGCAAGCAGTGTTCGCAGGCACCAAGTGGCTGTCGAACCCTGGCAGGAGGCAGGCCTGCAGGTTGAAAGCAGGATAGAAAATCCCGGAGCCGCGTACACGCAATTTTCGTGTATCATCTGTGTACACGCTTTAATCGTGTAGCACATCCAAGGGGGCATCCCCAAGTGCTTTTACTAACTCCGCAACAAAGGTTCCCAAATGGATCTCACTGAATACCGCAAAGCCATCAAGGACTCTTGCATATCCGTTATCGAAAATTGGTGTCGTGCTACTCGCATTAGCATCGACACTCACAAGTCCATCAATAGTGGTCGCACCGCTATTTCTGAGGAAATCGAAGGCCGTATTAAGAAGTACTTTCAGGAAGCTAAGGAGCACGCGGACGCACTCTGCGCGGCGGTCAAAAAAGAACTCCTGTTGATTCAACCTGGAATTACGCACAATATTGATGAAGAGACTTTTCACATCACGTTTTCCAAGACAGATGGATCTACAATTTTTCTTGAAAACCGGGGTGTTGATAGCATGAATTGCTGGCGGGTGTACCACATGCACTGCCCTACCAAAAGGGACCCTGCTTTGTTCTTGCGTTCCCGGACTATGGGTTGGCACCGCGATGGGCAAGCCAGTCCTGAGTACACGTGGTACTTGTGGCGCGGCCCGTTCCAAGACGGGCTCCAGAGCTATTCGAATCTCATCAGCGCAAAGCTTCTGCGCGAGTGTCTGTCTGCCACTATCTAAGAAAGTAGATCACCTTGGCGGGGGTCAGTTTTCCTCCCGCCTTTCAAAGCCTTTATCTCGCGCTCAAGCGCCCGTCGTTTGGCAACCTCCTCCAGTAATTGGTCTTGTAATTCCGTGACGCGTGTCAGCGCCGTGTGTTCAAGGGCCACCCCGGCCAAGCCTTGGCCAAGGCGCGCGGCCTCAGGACGGACGAGGTGCAACACATGCTCGCCGATCTCCACCATGGTTCGCCCGTCGTTGAGGTGCACGATGACCACGTGCCGCGCTGGCCCGTGCTGGTGCACAGGTCGGTAGCACTGCTTCACCGCCGCAATCATCCCCTCGCCACGCAGCACCTTGATGCGGTCGTCCACTGTGGTGAGGTTTAGGCCCGTCATCTTGTGGATGCGGTCGCGCGTGGGCTCTTCGCCGGCCTCGTGCAACTGGCGGATCGCCTCGTAGACCTGCGTCAGCGTGGGCACGGCCTCGACCGCGCCCGTGTCCGGATTGCCGCCGGCTGTCTTGTGGATTGTGCTGGTGGTGGCTTGGTTCATGCGGTTTCACTCCAGAGGGGCAGACGTTGTGGCCATTGGCCGGATGCAAGAATCGTGTGGCGGGTGATGCGGCCCCACTCGAGGCCGTAGTCCCGGTGGGCTTCGCGGCCGCCGTCAACAAGTCGGTATTGGTCGTAAGCGACGTGGCATCCCTCGATGCCCGGCCGGGTGCAGCACAGCGGGAATCCGGTGCGGTCGTCTGTCTTGAGCGCGAAG